AATTCCATTATCTAGATTAAAAAATTCTTGTTCTGTTATTTTTTTATCCATAGTTTTTCTCCGTATTGCTTCGCATTATTGCTAGGCTTCTACCACGAAAAGCCACAAAAAGTGGCTTAGGTGGTTGGGGTTGGGGTTAGTAATACATACCAGGGTTTTCTAATTCGTGCTTTTTATAGTTAATCTTTTTCTGAATGTTGGTTTTTCTACGCATTACATCATCAGCCCAATTATTCGCTCTTTTCTTTTCAATTAAATCGCGTACATATTTTTCAGTAATTATTTTTAAATCCAGATCAAGTTTTTTTAGTTCTAGTTCTAAAATAACAATCTCTGATTCAATTTTATTTAACTTACTCATAATGTTTTTTTCTCCGTAAATGCTAGATAATTAAATCTAGTAACAGGGATAGTAACATTACGTATACGTAAATGCAACATATAATACCTTTTATTTATTAAATACTTATTTCAATGTTCAAAATAGCCTAGAATATCGGCATGAGCAAGGAGAAACCAGGAAGGAAAAGGAAGCTGTCAAATCTAACAGAGGAAGACTACAAACAGATCTCCGCATGGTCTGGCGATGGTTTGAGCGAGACACAGATTGCAACATTACTCGGTTGTGGTATCTCTACAATAACCAGAGAAAAGAAACGCAATGAACAATTTGAACAAGCTATAAAAAAAGGAAGATATAAAGCAGTCCAACTTGTAGCCAACAAAGTATTTCAAAACGCAATGGAAGGGAAAGAAACTTCCGCAATCTTTTTCTTAAAAAATAGAGATCCAGACAATTGGGCGGACAGACAAGAAAAGGTTATCAACGTAAATCTAAAAGACGCACTCACGCACGCGTCCGCCAGAATAATACAAGGCGAAACAATAGAACATGAAACGCTTAATCTAAAAGATGCAAAAGACTAACGCCAGCAAGCAAGCATGCATGCGTGCATTCATGCACGATAGCAAGATAAGTTGTGCGTTCTTGCATGGACTCATGCGTTCACGTGCGTATGAATGGCATAACAGCAACGCATACAGCGATAGTAGGCACTTACTTACATAATGTTAGTTAGTACTCACTATCGTTTAGACCCCCTGTCTTGCGTGAGCGGCGGGGTACAGTACATGGAACTGTTGCGATAATTTTTTGTAGGTAATTTTAATGAAATATAAACCAGAAGAAGAAAAACTATTAATGACTGAGCTTTGGTCACCAGTAATCAAAGACAATCCATTAAACTTCGTCAAATTCGCCTTCCCATGGGGAATGAAGGATACCCCCCTCGAAGACTTTAAAGGACCAAGGAAGTGGCAGGAAAAAATTTTGAGAGAAATGACAATACACATTCAACGTAATGGTGTTAAAGATTTACCAGAGATGTTTAGAATGGCAGTTGCTTCAGGTCGTGGTATTGGTAAATCAGCTTTAGTTGCTTGGATTATTCTTTGGATGTTATCAACTAGGTTAGGATCAACAATAATTGTTACTGCTAACACCGAACAACAGTTAAGAAGTAGAACATGGGCAGAGCTAGGTAAATGGCTCACGCTATCTATTAATTCTCATTGGTGGTCAAAGACTGCTACAACCATAAAACCAGCACCATGGTTTGATGAAGCTTTAGAGCGAGACTTAAAAATAGATACTGGTTATTATTATGCCCAAGCACAGTTATGGAGCGAGGAAAATCCAGATGCGTTTGCAGGCATCCATTCATCTTACGGCGTATGCCTGATTATGGATGAAGCGTCTGGTATTCCTTCTCCTATTTATTCAGTCAGTGAGGGTTTCTTCTCCGAACCCACGCCTAACAGATTTTGGTTTACTTTCTCCAACCCACGCAGGAATCAAGGACCTTTCTACGATTCCTTCCACAGCGCAAAACCATTCTGGAAGAACGAGCAAATCGACTCACGCACGGTCGAAGGCACGGACAAGGAACTCTTCAACAAGATGATTGAGCAGTACGGCGAAGATTCTACCGTTGCGCGCGTGGAGGTGATGGGCGAGTTCCCATCCGCGGATGATGATACTGTTATACCAATGGAACTAATTAAAAGCGCAGTCGATAGAGATGTCTCCCTCGCCGCAAGCGAGCCTATCGTTTGGGGTGTTGATGTTGCTAGGTTTGGTGGAGATAGCTCGGCCCTATGCGTGCGTCAAGGAAACCATGTGATTGAAATACAATCATTTGCTTCTATGGATTTGATGCAGTTTTGTGGCGTGATAAAAAATCGTTATGACGACTGCACCGCAATCGAGCGACCACAAGAAATATTGGTTGATGTAATTGGTTTAGGCGCAGGCGTAGTGGATAGACTCGCCGAGCAGAACTTACCTGTGCGTGGCGTGAATGTTGCCGAAGCACCTGCTACGAAAAAAAATTATTTAAACTTGCGTGCGGAGTTGTGGTTTGCTATTAAGGATTGGTTAGCGCATAGAGATTGTAGATTACCAGATGATAGTGAGTTAGAAGCTGAATTAGCTTCCCCCTTATATAAATATACTTCTAGTGGTAAAATAAAAATAGAAAGTAAAGACGAGATGCGCAAAAGAGGTATTAAGTCTCCAGATAAAGCAGATGCGCTTGCATTAACAATGGCAAGTTCAGCTGCAAGTTTTAGTGGAAGTGGTAGTCAATTCGGCTATAATTTCAGACAACCTCTTAAATCAAGAATAATTAGAGTAGGATAAATGGATTATAAAATTGAAGATTTGATAAAAATGATGAACATACAAAATATGGGAACATTATATCAAAACAAAGATTTGCCTTTTGTAGACAGAGTTATTAATCCACAAGATTATCCAATCCCAAGTATTTTAGATGAAGGTGGTAGGATGCAAACACACTTTATGTCTGCTACGCCAGATAGAGAAGGTAATTGGTTTGCTTATCCAAACATAATTTTTGAAGATGGTAATTATAAAAAGTTAGACCTAAATGAAGATCAAGCTTTAGAATATGCAAAGAAATCTGGCAACATTATTTCTTTTGGTAAAAATAAAAACGCTGCAATAGATTTTTCAAAAAATTATAAACCAGAAGAGTTTAAAGAATATTACAAAGGACTTTTACAGGAATAAAGTATGGCAAAGAAATATAAAGAAGAAGAAATCATGGCCGCAGTACAAGAAGAAGGCGATATGAACGACCTAGTAGGTGTGATTAAATCCGAGATGGATGATGCCAAAGATTTCATACATCAAGTAGGCGCAGAAAGAGCTGAATCAACAGAATACTACCTTGGTACAGAGCCAGAAGGTACTAGCTCATTACAGTCAGAGTTTGTATCTACAGATGTAAGAGAAAGTGTTTTGTTTATGTTGCCATCCATCATGCGTACTTTTTTTGGTACTAAGAAGATTGTAGAGTTTGTACCTAAAGGACCAGAAGATATTCAGTTAGCAGAACAACAAACAGATTATATTAATTATTTAATCAGAGAAAAGAATCCTGGCTTCCAAGTTTTATATGATGTGTTCAAAGATGCGTTAGTAAGAAAAACTGGTTTTATTAAGGTTTTTTGGGATGACAGCGTAACTGCATCCACGCACGAATACACAAATATAGATCCACAATCCTATCAGGCATTAATCCTTGATAAGAATGTAGAGGTCGTAGAAGAATCAGTCACCAACGAAACCATTATTACTTTTGACCCTGTAAGCCAAGAAGAGGTTACTCAAGAAATACCAGCAAGCTATGACCTAACCATTAGAAGATTAAAACCAAAAGACCAAGTATGTATTGAATCTGTACCACCAGAAGAAATATTAATCTCAAGACACGCACGCGACATAGAAACTGCTTCTTACGTTGCACACAGAATGATTAAATCTGTGTCCGACCTAGTAGCTATGGGTTACGACCAAGAAGAGATAGAGCAGTATGCAGGTTATGGCGGTAGCGCACTTGACCCAGAAAGCTACGAAGAACAAGAAGCAAGAAACCCATTTGATAACATGGTATACCCAGATAGAAACGATGCTGGTGGTAAGGATGTTTTATATGTAGAGCATTACTTATATTATGACTTCGATGGAGATGGTATTGATGAGCGAATCAGAGTTTGCACAGCAGGTAACGGTTTAGAAGTTCTTAATGTAGAGCCGTGGGATGAACTACCAATATGTATGTTCTGTCCTGACCCAGAACCACACACAGCGATTGGCTCATGTCCTGCTGATTATCTAAAACCAATTCAATCTGCTAAATCACAAATCATGCGTGATACCTTGGATTCACTAGGACATTCAATCTTCCCAAGAATGGGTGTTGTTGAAGGTCAAGTAAATATAGACGATGTACTTAATACAGATATCGGTCAGCCGATTCGTATGCGTGCGCCAGGAATGGTACAACCATTTGCTGTACCTTTTGTTGGTAAAGAAGCTTTCCCAGTTCTAGGATATTTAGACGAAGCTAAAGAAAACAGAACTGGCGTATCTAAAGCAAGTGCAGGACTTAACGCAGAAGCCTTACAGTCTACAACCTCCGCAGCCGTAACTGCTACTATGAGTGGTGCGCAAGGCAGAATAGAACTTATATGCAGACATTTTGCTGAAGGTGGCTTAAAAGCTATGTTTAAAACAGTAAATAACTTGGTAATCAAGCACCAAAATGCACAAGATGTCTTTAGATTAAACGGTAAATTTATACCTGTAGACCCAAGATATTGGGATTCAGACAAAGATATGGTAGTCAATGTAGCTATATCTAAATCATCTGACCAAGAAAAGTTCCAAGTTTTAACAGGTTTAGCTGCAAAACAAGAACAGATTATGCAAACACTAGGGCCACAGAATCCTCTAGTGTCAATGCAACAATATGCTAATACCTTAACAAGAATGATCGAGCTGGCAGGCTTCCAAGATGCACAATCCTTTGTAAATACAGAAGTTCCGCCTATGCCACCGCAACCGCAAGAGCCACCACAGCCAGACCCAGCTGCTTTACTAGCACAGGCTGAAGCTCAAAAGGCACAGGTACAAGCTCAGAAAGCTATCATTGATGCAGAGACAGATAGAATGAAAATTATCATGGATGATGATAGGCAAAGAGATATCGAAGAGGCACAACTTAGAATTAAAGCTTTAGAGCTACAGGCTAAGTATGGTGCGCAAATAAACATTGCAGAAATTAATGCTATTATGGAGCGAGACAGAGAAAATATTAGACAAAATGCAAAAAATCAAGCTCAAGGATTATTTACAGGCAATGTACCACCAACACAAAATATTTAATTTAGAAGTATTGGAAGGCGATATGGTTTACGTTGGTAAAGATATAAAAGCAAAAACTAAA